TCATTGGTTGTTTATCAGTTATTAGGTGGCGCAATTACCAAACTAGCTAGCGGTATGATGTCAGCGTTGAAAACGAACGATCAATTCAGCGCTTCGTTGAATCAGATTAAAGTCAATCTTATGACGGCATTCTATCCAATATACACGGCAATTTTACCAGCGTTGAATGCGTTAATGAGTACAGTAGCCCAACTCACAGGGCAGCTCGCTTCATTTATTGCAATGTTATTTGGGACAACCTATGATGCAGCAAAACAAGGTGCTAGCGGATTGTATGATAATATCCAAGCGTTAAATGACACTGGTTCTTCCGCAAATAAAGCCAACGAGAAAGTGAAGAAACTACAAAAATCTCTCATGGGATTTGACCAAATCAACAAGCTAACGATGGATACGGATGATGAAAAGAAGGAAGATTCCACAACTCCTGGCATTGATTTTGGTTCAGCGACAGGCACTTATTCAACGCCTAAATGGATGAAAGACATCCAAAACTTATTGAAGGATTTCTTCAAGCCTTTCCAAGATGCATGGAAAAATCAAGGACAACGAGTGATCGATGCTTGGAAGTATGCATTAGGTGAGGTAATAGGTTTGGCTTCTGCTATCGGCAAGTCATTTATGGAAGTTTGGACCAATGGTACCGGACAGCTTTTCATAGAAAATATATTGATCTTACTTGCAGATGTACTCGGAATAATTGGTGATATCGCTGGTGCTTTCAAAAGAGCTTGGGAAGACAACGGACGAGGAACACGCTTGATTCAATCCATTTTTGATATGTGGAACCGAATCCTTGAATTGCTTCATGAAGTTGCTGTTGCTTTTCGTAATGCTTGGAACGATGGTCGTGGAGAAAGTATAGCTGCCAATATTCTTGAAATCTATACGAATATCTTCAACACGATCGGCAATATTGCTGAGCAGCTTAAAAAGGCTTGGAAAGAAGGAAAAGTTGGAGAATCAATCTTCGGAACGATCCTTGATGCAGTAGATGATTTATTAGGTAATATCAACGGCATGACCAAGGCAACTGAAGAATGGGCGAAGAATCTTGATTTTACACCATTACTCAAAGCTATAGATGGGTTATTAAAATCAATTCGTCCTATCTTGAAAAATGTTGGTGATGGGCTTGAGTGGTTATACAAGAATGTTTTGTTACCATTGGCAAGCTTTTTCATTGAAGACTATGTGCCTAAATACTTTGATATGTTCTCAGCAGCGTTGGAAGCTTTAAATCAAGTGATTGAGATATTTAAACCAATTTTTAAATGGTTCTGGGATGTGGTTATTGTTCCCTTATCTCAGGTAGCTAAATTTTTGATACTTACTCAATTAGAGGCGTTGACTAAAGGGCTTGAATTCCTTGCCAGCGTGTTGGAAAAAGTTGCAAATGCAGTTAAGAATCCTAAAAAAGCAATTGGTGAATTGAAAGATGTCATAGATGACAAGTTCGGTAGTATTATGACTTTTGTTTCTGATACCTGGGGGAACGTTCAAAAGTGGACTAGTGATACTTGGAACAATGCTAAGAAAACCGTTTCTGAGAAAGCTTCTGATATCTGGAACAGCGTGAGTAGTAGATGGAGTGACATCAAAAAAAACACGAAAGAAACATGGGACACTTTTACTACAGATGTATCAAACAAAGCAAGAACTGCTAAGGATAATGCATCAAATCGTCTGCAAGAACTTAGGAATAATGTTTCTGATCGATGGAGTAATGTTAAAAGTAATACTGTAGAGAGATGGAATGAAATCCGAGACAAAGTTTCAACATCGGCTGAATCTGCCAGAGAAAAAGCTAGCACTGCAATCTCTAACTTGAAAACAAGCATGGGTGGATCTTTTGATACCATGAAAACTAATGCCTCAGAAGCTTTTGAAAAGATAACTGGTTGGGCTACGGGATTAGGTGAAAAAATTGGTAAAGGTCTTGGAGATGGCGCCAAAAAAGTTAAAGAAGGCGCAGGGAAAATCTTCAATGGGATGGTAGGAGTCATTGGAAAAGGTGTCAATGGTGTTATCAGTGGTATTAACTGGGTATTAAGCAAAGTCGGGGCAGGAGATAGCGCTCTACAGAAATGGACTATTCCTACTTATGCTAAAGGTACTGGGTATCACCCGGGGGGACCCGCTCTAGTAAATGACGGACTAGGATCTAATTATCAAGAAGCTTACCGGACGCCTGACGGACGAACAGGAATCTTTCCTGCTCAAAGAAATCTTATGGTTAACCTTCCAAAAGGAACATCTGTCTTGAGTGGTCCTAAAACCGCTGCAATGTATGGTGTACCAGCTTACGCAAATGGTGTAGGCGAATGGTTAAAAGAGAAGTGGGATGGAGCAAAGGAAATTGCTTCAGATATTTGGTCATATGCTTCGAATCCTAAAAAACTTTTAAATGCTGCGATTTCGAAATTTGTTAATTTAAAAGGCGCTGTGGATCCAGCATTGTCAATCGCAAAAGGATCAGTAGGAACAATTGCTGAAGGCGCCTATGAATGGGTTAAATCTAAATTTGACGCAGGATACGAGGCGCAAAACAGTTCGTTTGATGGATCAATGGGGAATTGGGGTGTATACAAATACCTATATGATATCGCCAGAAAAACCGTCGATCGATATCCTGGTATGAGAATCACTTCTGGGTTTAGACCAGGCGATCCTCATTCTCACGGAAAGCACCAAGCAATTGATGTTGCATATCCTGCAAGCATGAATGGATCATCTAGATACTTTGCTCCAGCGAACTGGGTGTTTGATAACTTTGCTTCTAAAGTAGCCTACGTAATCACTCAAGGTAAAGTTCGAGACCGTAAAGGAATGTCCGGTACTGGATCAAGTGGAAGTTGGGTGAGATGGCCACAAAATGACCACTACGACCATTTGCATATCAACGGCTCACTCGGAGCAAGTGACATAGACAAGAATGCTTCGTTTGGTGCATCCGGAGGTGCAGCAGTTGCTGGTCAGTATGGTTCATCAGTAGAAAGATGGCGATCGACTGTCAATAGCGCGTTGAACAAACTAGGTATTTACTCACTAGCCAATGCAAATCGCACGCTTTACCAAATGAAGACTGAATCAAACGGTAACCCTAACGCTATCAACAATTGGGATATCAATGCCAAAAATGGCACACCTTCTAAAGGATTGATGCAGGTCATTGATCCAACATTTAGAGCCTATGCAAGAAGCCCGTATAACAAGAATATTTGGGATCCTATGTCGAATATTTTGGCTTCTATGAGATATGCATTAAGTCGCTACGGATCACTGGCAGCAGCTTATCGAGGTGTTGGATATGAGAATGGCGGCTTGGTTTCTCAAGATGGGCTATATCGTATGGGTGAAGGTAATAAGAAAGAGATGGTCATTCCGCTTGAGAAACCCCAACGGGCTGCTGAATTAATCCAACAAGCTGTTGAGTATCTTGGACTTGATATGTTCAACTCAAGCATAATGTTGCCAGAAATGTTCCAAACACCAACATTCTCACCGTCGAATAGTACATTTAGTAATAATAACCAAATGAACTATGAAGGTGGTGGCATGAAAGACTTTACATCATCTATGGTAACAACATTGATGAATGCCATTTCTGCCATGGGTGCAACGCCAACACAGGCGCCAAATGGAGATATTATCATTAATATTGGCGGCAAAGAATTTGGTCGTATCGCTGTTAAAGAAATTAACAAGTACCACCAACAACTCGGGTATACCGAATTAAACATTTAGGAGGATTGATCTGATGGCTGGATATTTAAAAATAAACGGAGTTACGATCAAAACTCCTAAAAAGTTTACAGCTGGAATTCAAGGAGTTGATGGCGACTCTGGTCGTAATGCTAAAGGAGACATGGTGCGCGATTATATTACAACAAAGAGAAAGATGGACCTTGAGTGGGGACCACTGACTGACGCAGAAATTTCGCCAATTTTAAAAGCGGTGATGCCAGTTTTCTTTGAAGTAACTTATCCAGACCCTATGGAAGGCGGCATTGTCACGCAAACTTTTTACGTGGGTGATCGATCCTCCCCAGCATATTCCTGGCATGACAAATTGCCTAAATGGGAAGGACTAACAATGAGTTTTATTGAAAGGTAGGTGAGGTAAATGTGTTAGTAACTAGTGACGAAATTAAAGCCGCATGGTTGAAGCCCTCAAGACAATTGTCTATTCGTGTAAACATTAATGGTACTACTTATGGCAGTGAGGATATTACCTCACTGTCTTTTGATTCAGGAAGCATATCTGGTGAAACGTATCAGATTGGTTCCACATATATGAACTCTGTAAAAATAGTTTTTCCTTCAATTATTGAAAGTATAAAAGAAGATATAGAAGTGATTCCCGAATTAGCAATATTGCTGGAAGGGAAATATCAATATACCAAGCTGGGTCATTTCTTCGTATCTGAATTCGATCGAGATAGAAATAGCAACAAAACAACAGTAACTGCTAACGATAAAATGATGTATATGGAAAGTGTGTTTGAATCTAAATTAACCTATCCAAAACCATATAGGGAAGTTGCTTTAGAAATAGCAAATCTTTCGGGTGTTGAGGTAAATCAAGCGTCATTTTCATCGTTAGGAATTTCCTCTATAGCCAAACCTGAAGGTTACACCTATCGGCAAGCAATTGGGTTGATCGCTCAATTTGAAGGAGGATTCGCAAGTTTTAATAGAGATGGTGAACTTGAAATAAGAAGACTTGCACCTACTTCATTTGAGGTGACTCCGGAAAGCTACCTTTTAAAAGGCTTCATTAAAAATGAAGTGAGCTATAGAATTGGTGGCATTTCCGTTAAAACAGGCGAGGAAGAAACTGATGTAATTCGGGTGGGTTCATTAAATGGTTCGCAAGTTATTCTTGAGAACAAAGTGATGACTCAATCTTTGTTAGACATTATGTGGAATCTTGTTAAGGACATCAACTATTTTCCGTATGAGTTAAAATGGCGAGGGTGTCCACCATTAGAAGCTGGAGATTGGTTTTATGTAGAAGATAAAGACGGAGAACGATACTCGGTGCCAAATCTTTCGTATAGTATGACGTTCAATGGAGGTTTGTCTGCCGAGTCAAAAGCTACAACGAATTCAAGTTCTCAAGCTACTTATAAATACAGAGGGCCATTAAGTCAACGAGTTGATTACTTAGACTCTATTCTAAGTGCTAATAAGTGGAACTCAAACTATTATGATCAAACTGAGCCAACTAATCCTAAAGAAGGTGACATTTGGTTTAAGCCAAATGGACAGGACACTGAAATTTGGGTTTATCGAAATGTTGATGGAAATCTAAAGTGGGTAATGGAAATTACATCAGCTGGTGATCCTGAACTCGCGCAAGCTATAGAGGAAGCAAAACAAGCAGGCGAACAAGCCAAAGAAGTCGCTGATCAAGCGAAAGCTGATGCACAGTCTGCACAAGCTAAAGCCGATAAAATCCAGATTGATGTCAATGGGCTTGTTTCTGATGTTACTACGATCAATGGGACAGTTAATTCTATTAGTAGTAAACCAAACAAACCCAATAAAAAACCA